TTAATCCATTCCTAAACATATTTTTAGATATATCTTTTAATCCGAAACTCATTGCTCCTTTTACGACTATAGGTTCTTCTTTGAATACAACATTCATATCAATCCATTGAACTGACGACATCCACTTGTCCCATTTATTACCATGTCTACTATTACATCGTTTAAATTGAGATACCTCAGCATTTCCCCAATGATATAATTTAGGTTTAACGATTTCATCTTCTGGTATTTTATTTTTCTTTTTAAATAATTCCAATTTTTTGCTTACCAATAGTATAAATTTATTAATAATTTTTATTTCCTCTTTCAACGAATAAGTTTTCATATGATAGTTTTTGAATTTCCATTTTCCCTTTTTTTCGTAACCTATGCCAATCATGAATAAAATACCAGTCATTTCTTTAGTATCTTTGATATCTATTTTGGTACTGTAGAAAAGATCATGTATAATTTCGAAATCTACAAAAAACTCTGGTGCTTCTTTATTATACCAATTCGACATATTTTTTGTTAATTTTTTGGGAAGAAGTTTTATTTTATTATTCTTGTCTAATTGATTAATTTTTATTATTTGTTCTAGGACAGGCGCTCTCTTTTTTCCGTTAATACCAAGAGATGTTGGTGTACAATTTTTATCACCCCAACTCATAATTTCATTTGAATGTCCAATTTTGCGATTTTTATTACCACAGTACCATAATTGTGTCAAATCTTTTAAAGATGTAGCAACACTATTTTTTACTCCATGCCATGGTGCATCAAATTCGTTTTTCATATTTGGATAAAGTTCTGTTCTTGTCGGTTTTGGTAAACATGCCCAATTATCACCGTCCAATCTTACTTCACGAACCCAATCGACGGCTTTTTTTGTTTTATCAAAATATTCTCTGTCAATCATATCATAATCTACTTCTGCTAATCGATCTAAACTATTATAACCCTTATATTCTACACGACAAGATGTATAGTTCCACCCTTTGCCCAATAAATAAGCTTTTGGTGGAGTATACCCTTGCAAAAGACCAAGAGCAATATTATATACTAATAACTGACCCTTGTAAGCTGGAAATCTTTTAGATGTTAAAACATGTACACCATCACTTCTTAAAGGAAGAGTAGTCCACTTAATATCTATTACAACATAATGATATTTTCCCTTGAGATTTGGTGCCTTCAAATGAATATATTTGTCATCCAAAGGTCTAGTATTAAAAATTTTATTTATCCAATCACTTCTTACCAGAAGATCTGCTACACCATATGTCTTATTTAATGGATTATGCAAAATTGCTTGATCAATAATTGGAATGCCCTTCTGCATATAATATTCGGTCAATCTCATTTTCTCCGGATCCCAAATATCGCCGGGGGAATTTGCAACTGTTCTAACTTTATCTGGATATTCTTGTTTCAAAAAATTAACAATTTTTTCTTCGAATTTATTTCCCTTTTCTAATAATACTTTAACAGCAGGATCAAATTGATCTTTACCTTTTGATATTTTAGGTTTTGGTCTAGATTTTGATTTTTTAGATGATGAATTGTAAATAATATCATTTTTATCTGCTTTCGGATTTCTACCATTATCTGTATTTTCGTAATGTAATTCGCACCAATCTAAAAACGGATCATTCAAAAGATGATTTTTTATACTTGTTGCCGATACCCATTCGTGATAACTTCTCTTAAATCTTTTCTTTTTTCTTGGGATATTTTCATTGAAATAATCAATTTCGGTCTGTAGAGAATCTAATTCATCTTCGTTGCATCTTTTTCTTTTACGAGATCTTTTTTGTTTTATAACCGGCTTTTTTCTTTTTGGAGGTGGGAGAAGTACATTAATATTTTCTTCCACTTTCTTTTCCCGTTTTTTGTTTGTTCGAAATACTCGTTTTCTTTTTGGAGGTGGGAGAAGTACATTAATATTTTCTTCCACTTCATCTTCCACGTTATCTTCCACTCTATCTTCCACTCTATCTTCCACTTTCTTTTCCAGTTTTTTGTTTGTTCGAGATACTCGTTTTTTTGGAGGAGGCGGGGGAAGTACATTGATATTTTTTTCCACTTTATCTTTTCGTTTATTGTATGTGTACGATACTTGTTTTCTTTTTCTCAGATTATATCTTCTCGTTATTTGAACTGGAACCGGAATTTTTTTTTTTGGAGATACAGCAAGTTTATTTTTCCCCACTTTTAGTTTTTTCTTTGCAGGAACAAATACTTCGACATCGTAATCCGATTCATCATCTAAATCAAATACATCATCCGAATCAGATAAATCAGATACAACATCTGAATCCGATTCTTCATTTGCATTTACATACGATATTTGTTTTCTTTTTCTCAAATTATACTTTTTCATTATTCCGACGTGTATTTGAATAGTCTAATTGAAATATTATTTAAGTATTATTTATTAATCAATTTTTTGATCAATAAATAAAATATATTATAAATAAAAAGTAATGTAAATTTTTAAACAGTTTGTATTTTGATTTGTTGGTCTGCTATATATTTTTTCGCTTGTTTGATAAGATTTAATCCGTCTAAATAAAGTCCAATCTTTGAATCAATTGATTGATGTTCACTTTGAATATTGTTCTGTATATCATTTAATTTGTCTAATATTTGTTTATATTGTTCTTCAGTAATGGATTTATTTTCATCAAATAGTGTAACAAATTCATCTGGATCATGTAATACAGTATCGTAACATTCTAACGATCCTTCACATTTCCTTATTCCCTTATCTAGAATTGTATACTTTGATAAATCTATTGGGTCAGATAAAAGTTTAACTTGTTTTTCTAAACCAATTATTTCTTGCTCTAAATTATTATTAATGGATTTGGAAGTTGTTTTTAACATTCTTTCTATTATTTATTAATAACAACGATCTCTCCATCTGAAAATATTAACTTCAATTTTTTATATTTTTCACATTCGAGTTTATTCATAATTCTCTTCCCATTTTCATTAACAACTATAGCATATCCGTTTTCTAATATATTCTTTGGATTTTTCATACGAAGATTGGATGATAAGGTATTTAATCTTATTCTAAATTTACTCAACGAATGGTTTAGACTAATCGACAAAGATCCTTCAAATGCATCTAATTTTGAATTTTCCTGTTTTAAATATTCTGTCGGAGATTTTATTTTATTTCTTATTTTTAATATTTTTTCTTGGTAACAATGTATTTGATTTGAAATATTTGACGATAAATTTGGAAAATGAATGGTTTCGTATTGAGTAAGTAAATCAATCTCTTTTCGTTGTTGATTAGTTATGATTTCCCCTGCAAAAGACGGAGTCGGTGACCGTATATCTGCCGCCAAATCAGATAACATTGTATCAATTTCGTGACCTACTGCAGAAATAACACAAGTATTTGATTTGTATATTGCCTCTATAACAAGTGGATCCGAAAAACCGAATAAATCTTCGAATGATCCACCTCCTCTTGTAATTACTATTACGTCTAATGATTTTCCGTCATCTTTAAAATTATCAAAATATTCAATTCCTTTTGCAACAGACGATGGACACGAAACTCCTTGTGCTGTACATCCGCGTAAATATATATTTCCAGTAAATTTTTTTTGATTAAATATAAAAAGCATATCCTGTAATGCAGCACCATCCAATGATGTTACTATACCTACTCTTCGAATATATTTCGGTAAAGGTTTTTTGAGTAAAGTAGAGAAGTATCTCATTTTTTGATATTTTTCTTTTATTTTAATATAATCTTGATATAAATCACCGACACCTTCTTTTTGTATTTTTGATGCTATAATTCTGTAATTACTCCTTCTTGGATAACTTGAAAACATTCCTGTCACTACTACTTTATCACCTTCATTTAATGTTATTTCTGGACCCCATTGAATTAAATCAAGTGAAGCACTTTCGTCTTTTAGTGATGCAAACAAATTACCTTTAAAAGTTTTGCAATTTGATAATTCTCCTCTAACTGTTATCGGGTAACTCCATTTACTTTTAATTAATGCTTGTAATCTCAAAGATATATCGGATACAGTATAAATTTCTTTATCCATACACAAATATACTATGGTTAATCTTATGTATTAAATTAAAAAAATAAAGTCAAATTTTTTGTAAAAGAATTAATTTATTAGAAAATCATTTTTAAACCATCCCTTTTTGTGGTTAAAATGGAGTTTTTATTGTAATATACAATGATATATACATATGGACAACATTAGTCTAAACGGGTTCGATCTAGAAATCGTAACAAATACATTAGTACCATTTAATAAAAAAAAAATGCACGGGGCATATTATTTCGTATTGCCACACGAATCTGAATATAAAATAAGACTTACAAATGATAATGATGTAAGATGTGATGCTATCGTATATGTCGATGGTGATAAGATAGGAACATGGAGAATAAATGAGCATGGTCGTATCACAATAGAAAGACCAGCGAATAAAGCGAGAAAATTCACTTTATTAAAAACTAAATCACATGAAGGTATAATGTCTGGAATGAGAAGCGGAAAATTCGAGAATGGTTTAGTTAAAATTATTTTTAGACCTGAGAAAATACAAGAGAGATGTGAAGATTGTGTTTATACAAATTCACAAGAACAATATTTAGGAAAATCTGGGACTAATTTCCAAAGAGAATGTAATCAAAGTTATTCTGCACCTATGTCGGCGTCATTTATGTCATCATCTATGACAAGGTCAGGAGGGATGTCAGAAGCTGGAACAGGATTAGGAAGAGCGAGTAGACAAAGATTCAATAGAACTTCTCCATTACAAGACATCGATCACGAAAACATAACAACTATCAACGCAAGATTAGTTGTCGAATAAGAAAATATTTATAGGCAGAAACCATATATTGCTATAAACAGAAGAACTGATATACCACCACATATTGATGATATTAGTGCTCCCCAAAGACCTTGGTATGGTTGGGGCAATAGAACAGGTTATGAGCCAATCCATAATCCTATTATTTCATCTAGACCTTGGTATGAAAGTATCAATTATGATCCGTATCAAAGTTGTATGTGTCGCGGTCATAATTGTTTTTGCGCTAAATAAAAAATTGAAAAATAAAATGTCTAGTCATTACTCCTTTTTCATTGTATATTAAATACCATGAAAAAAGCTATCTGTCTAATTCTATTCTGTTTCGTCGCATCTAGTGTTGCATTCGACAAGTGTGAAGTATGTGAAGAGTCAATTGATACTCTAAAAGCAATCATTGGTTCTAATTTTACCGAAGGGGCTGTTGAGATCGGCCTTAAAGAAGTATGTGGAAAAGTACAAATAATCCCTTCTGTAATTTGCAACAAATTTATTGAAGAATATACTCCAGAAATTCTACATTACATTGTCAGTTTTGAAACAACAGAAGAAATTTGTCAATTCATACGACTTTGTCCGAACAAAACAATGTTGATGAATGATATAAGATCAAGTGCAATTTACTGTCAAATATGTACATTTGCGATTAGTGAACTAGAAAAACTCGTTGAATCTCCAAAAACTGAGCAAGATGTAAAAACTTTTCTTGATGGAATGTGTACTAAACTACAAAATTCTCATCCAGAATTGTCTAAAGATTGTCATGGTTTTGTTGATAATTATATATGGGATATTGTTGATTTCATTTTCCAACATCTTCCACCTGATCAACTATGTGCATGGATAAAAATTTGTACATAGGTTTTTTGTTTTTACGGTAAACAATTTATTTATTTTTTATAAAAATTAATTTTTTACACCTTTTAACATTTAAAACGCCGACATTTTGTAATAAAACAACTTAAAGATAATATAATATTATATATTAAGTAATATTGAAATGAGGTTTCTTCCAGATAATCTGTTTTAG